AAAGTTCTCCATGCTTTTGTATTCTCAACGCCTCTAACAAGGAAGGTGACAAATAATGTCAGCAAAAAAACTATCTTCAAAACTTGAGGAAGTATCAACCAGGTCAGAGGTAGTTGACGCTAAGAAGAAACTTCTTGGCAGTCTTGCTGAAATGCTTGAACGCAAGAATATTGACCTTAGCGAGATTGGGGATATTAAACGTGTTTCCCTCTATCAGTCAATGCTTAAAGACGACCAAGGTGAGGCACAAATTCACGACCTTGCGGCTATTCAATTCAGTCCCAAGTGGGAAACTGGCCCAGAATGGCCTGTTATCCAACAAGGCAAGCCTGTACAACTACAAAAGTCAAACACAAAACCGAAGGCTCCTACGACCTTTAAAACCTGTGTTGTACCCCCTGATATACAGATTGGATATTTCCGAAATCAGGAAGGCACATTAGAGCCAACCCATGATGAAAAGGCTATCTCTATCTTTCTTGGACTGATTAAAGAGTTGCAACCAGAACTAATCGTGATGGTTGGGGACAATCTTGACCTTCCAGAGATGGGCAAGTACCTCACATACCCAGCGTATGTCCAAACAACTCAAGCAGCGATTGACAGAGCCACCATGTTGTGCGCTCAAATGCGAGCAGCCTGTCCACACTCTAAGATTATTTGGCTCGCTGGAAACCACGAAGAGCGCATGCCTAAGTATCTACTCACAAACGCTGGTGCTGCCTATGGTCTTAGAAAAGGAAACACTCCTGAGTCTTGGCCAGTTCTTTCAGTTCCATATCTTTGCCGAATGGAAGAGTACGGAGTGGAATACAGGCCTGGATATCCAGCCGCTGACTTCTGGATTAATAAGAAACTGAAGATTATTCACGGTGACCGTGTTAAGTCTTCTGGCTCAACTGCTCATATATATCTCAATAACGAAAAGGTCTCAATCATCTATGGACACATCCACAGAATTGAAACGGCTTACAAAACCCGTGAAGACTACGATGGCCCACGCACCATTATGGCGGCTAGCCCTGGGTGTCTTGCCAGGATTGATGGCGCTATCCCTTCTACTAGGGGTGGCGTTGACCTAGACGGGCGTCCTTTAACTAGACATGAAAACTGGCAACAGGGTATCGGTGTCGTTATGTACGAAGACGACGGAGACCACAAGTTCTCTTACGAATGCATGGCTATCTACGATGGTTGGGGCATGTACCGAGGCAAAGAGTACAAGGCAGATTAGATAAATCTGTGAGCGAATTAACCTGGACTTGGCTCTTGTTCGCCATGGAACTCATAGGAGTATCTGGAAGTTACCTAATCGGTAACAAGAAATGGTATGGGCACATGATTGTCGCCCTTCACTCTTTTCCCTGGTTAATTTATTCAATCGTCTTCAATAAACCTGGTTTTTTAGCGATGTGGGTATTGTGGCAGTGGGTCCACTGGCGCAATATGCTCAAATGGCTGAAGCGTGCTTGACATTTAGTTGCAGATAAGCCACATTTAATACACAACTACTCGTGGAGAGTGTATTAAATGACAACAATTGCAGGTATTCAGGGAGACGGGTATGTCGTTGTCGCCGCTGATACAAGAATATCTTCTCTAGACGACTCCGGAAACGCATACCAGATATCCACTCTTGGGTCTGGTTCAGCAAAGATTGCTATAAATGGCAAATACTTACTGGGTGCTGCGGGCGACATGAGGGCCATAAACCTCCTTCACCATGCCTTCCAGCCTCCCGCTCCTACAGTAGGGCTAAAGGGGAAGAGACTAGACTCCTTCATGACGACTAAGTTCATCCCGGCACTAAGGTCTTGTTTTGAAACCCACGGGTATTCGGTAGGGAACAATAACAACAACACTATTGCTGAGCAGGATTCATCAATAATGGTTGTCGTCAATTCCACGATTTACATTATTGAGAGCGACTACTCGTGGACCCCAGAAGCGTCTGGTCTATATGCGACCGGCACTGGAGCACCTTACACACTAGGGGCATTACAAGTATTGGTATCTGGCAAGAAGATATCGCCGGCCCAAGCCAAGAGTGCATTACTTAAAGCGTTACAGGTTTCTGCCAAGTTTGACCCTTATACGGGAAGCCCTTTCAACACCTATGTGCAGGAATCTGAGAAGAACAAATGATAGATGAAGCGCCCAGACTTCCTACCATGTTTCCCGATATGTGGTTAATCCCATAGGGGAGAGAAGAGAGAACTAATGAGAGATTACATAGGGAGTAGTAGTGAGTACTAAGGATTCAAATAGTAACCATAAAAATATTCCCAAACTAGATAAATCTGTAGATATACCTGATTTGGACTTGTTTGAGGATGCTGCGTGCAAAGGGAAAACACATCTCATGTTCCCCAAAGAACATAAGGATATTACTTATATTGCAGAGGCAAGAAGCATATGCAAGTCATGTCCAGTTCAAAAGTTATGCTTGGAGTACGCATTAGGGTTTCCAGCAGCGGATATGCATGGAGTATGGGCAGGTCTTACATCAAGACAACTGGCTGCGGAGCAAAGACGTAGAGGGGTAAAACCCACTAGACCGACACTCAGTCAGATGTGGGCAATCTAGCCAACTCTAAAAGAGCAGGTGTTGCAGTACTCGGCAGAGCCAAATGAAACTATCTGCATGTCGCACTCTTCTTTACCGCAAGGCATCAGAACCTTCTCACCATCTAGATACATACGAAGGTAATCAGAAGGGGTGGGTCTTGGATGGGGAGCAGGAGCAGGTGTATGACCCTTCTGGGTCTGGCAGTAATCCCAAGCGACCCAGGCTAGGAAGTCAGAAAGAGTCATGCCTTGAGCGCGAGCAGCGTCTATTAAGAGGTTCTTCTCAGCACCAGTTACCTTGACTGTCAGGGTATGAACAGCCTTGGGGGTACGGGATTTCTTAGGCTTACGACCCATCTCTTTCAACCACCATCTTTATGAACTCAGTCATCGTCATGCCATAAGCATCAGCCTTCTCCATAATGAGACGCTTAAACTCAGCAGGAACTTTCATCGTCATAAGAACGAAAGGAGTCTCTGGAGACTTGGGGGGACGACCTGGATTGCGCTTCACTTAGTATCAAATGCTCCGTGTAGTGAACGCCACTCTCCACACCAGTAATCTTCCGCCACCGTCACGGCTGCAGGGAATCTATGGCAGGTTCCATATCGGGAGCCAGGAATCTCTGTGAAATACACGCAGGTAGGGCAACCACGCGAAGGGGTGTCCATACGGATAGAGACTGTCGTGTTTTGGTATCCGGGGTTAGATGTCTCGGTATTCACGAGGTTACTCTCTGACTTGTTAGAAACGGGTGAAAACACAACCAACGTGCTCCTCTTTAGGAAATTTTGTACTTTTGTTGTTGATAAGAAGACACTACTTGTTCGTATGCCTTCATGAATGCAACCTGGTCAGTTGCGTTTCGCAACCCATAGACTGCTGAACCCAACTCAGAAATTACTTGTAGTATACAAGGATGTAGTTTGGATGTGTCAGGTGTCACACCAGCGTTACTATCCGCCACCGTAGTCGTTACAGCGCTCCATGCTACGAGTGGTGGGGGTGGGTCTCCCTCTGTGGATACCGAATCCAAATGCCGGCGACGCAAGTCCCCTGGCTTGGGAAGGAACGGGGAGATGCACGCGTGGTCCGTAAGGGATTGCTTTACGCCACCGTAAGGCAAGTCCTGGAGAATCTCCCACCAAGCCCTCAGCATATTCTTCCTGTCTACATCCAGAAGTATCTGGTTATACATAGAGTAGGCACTCACCACAATATCTTCTAGTTCTTGCTTGTTCACCAGGCCTCCCCGTCTTCTGTAGATTTATCCAGAATTTCGTGAAACTTCTCAACGTGCTCAGAATCTCTGAAGATTAATTCCACCGAGTCATAACGTTTGTTCATTTTGTTGCGGCCCATATGGAACTCTGAGAGAGCACACCCATCTATGGCGTCCTTGCATCCTTGGACTTCGTAGTCATGGATGGCAGCCCCAAGTATTTGGCGGCGGGTTGCATCTAGTATTGGCTTCCTCTTGGAGTCATTACGCATTACCTGTATCCAGTGGTTCCATACTTCTAGTACTGCAGCATCTGGAATCATGGCCGATTTCTTTGCGCGGCTTAATGTTCTCGCGGAAGTTGGTCTACCTGGTTTACGTTCTTCAGACATGGTATTAAACATCTCCTTTACACCACCGTTAAGTAATGGGAGCAATGTAAAGAAAAGAACATAACTCCTTATCCTACCGACTAACCCCCATTTTGGAGGGGTACGGGGAACCTTTCCCAAATTAGTATTCAGTTTTCGGGCAGCACAAAAAGAGTTCCATTTTTCAGGAAAAGTTTCAACTGATGTCCGGCCCGCGGGTCTTGTTGTGTCACTCAAGATACCAGCCCCGCCGCCAACTTGCAAGTCAACCAAAGGATTTTTTTCTGTGGTATTCTGAATTCGCCACCAGGCTTTCCTCCTTTCACCTGGTAGTCCCCCGCCGGGGCTTTCGCGCTTCAATGCCTGGCATAGGAACGACGCGACCCCGGGGGATGGGGACGTGCTACATAAAAGCACGGATTTCTCCAGCCTCAATTTTTTGCTCAGCAGCGGCCAATAATTTTTCCATCGCTTTTTCCCAAATCGCATCATGATATTTTTCTGGCAGCGTTTCTTGAATTATTTGCATAATCTCTTCGAGGGTACTTTTTCTATAAGCAGCGATGTAGACGCGCTCTTCGGAAGTTTCAAAAATCGTGACGCCCTCAGCATCCAGTAAGTCAGAATCCGGAAAATGCATTCCGCGGATTATTATTCCGCCTGGTTCTTCAGAGTTCGCAAGAAAAAGAAAATTTTCCATATCTTCTTCCAGGGCCTCTTTCATAAATTTTTTAATATCTGGACCAGAAGCGCTACGTACAAAAGATACGAAGTCTTCCCACTTTTTCTTTTTACCCATTGGGTTCCTTTCCACCACCGCAGCGGCTTGTAAACAGTTTATCGTAAAAAAATTTATTTATAGGCATTCGCGCACGCCGTCTAATGTTGTTCTATTATGACACCCATGGACAACAGAACTAGATTCAATACTTATGTTGCAGCACTGCTGCAGTTCGCCGAACGCTCTGGGCACACCAGAGTCCCGGCCGTACATATCGAAATTCTTCACGGGCAAGAGATTGCCGTCGGAGCATGGGTTGGTTACATTCGCCAGCGCCAGAAGAAGTCGATGCTCTCCCCAGAAAAAATGGAAATTCTCGCGGGACTCCCAGGCTGGGAGTGGGGACCTTTGAAACCAGGGCCCGCGTCTGATTCTGGCAGAAATTCTGAAATTCTTCAGATGCGCAGCCAGGGAATGACTCTTCGTCAAATTGCAGATTCTTATGACTTGAGCCGCCAACGCGTGCACCAAATTGTAAAAAAGTCTAATGCCTGATTTCGAAGACTGGGATGCTCCAGAACTTTCTTCCGCTGATGAGCGCGCATATCTTTTAGATGTTGTGAAGACAGGTATTCGTTTCTTGGTCTTTACATGTCTTTTGTATACGGTAGGCATATGGGGTTTTAGTAATCTTTTAGTTAGAAGTGACATCTTGTCGGGCAGCATTAGTTGGCAGCACGCAGGAATTATGTCTTTTGGAATTGTTGTGCTGCGTCTTTGGAATAAAAGTCTTTTCAAATAAGTTGCACGTGGCCGGCGGCGCTGCGTAAAAAACAGAAAAAAAGAAAAAGTCTTCTCGATGTCTGGCCTTTCCGCCACCGTAAATGTTTCAGACTTATTGATTCTCTTCACGGGAGAATATTAGATACTCGCCATCTAGTGAGCGTGCAACACCCGTCACCCACATGTCTCTGTGGTCGGTGTCGTCATCGCCGATGCGTTCTTTGACTAGGTCTACTGCTTGAGAAACTGCAGTTTTTTCGTCGTCCGTCGTGACATCTAATGTCACCTGAAGTGTGATTCTGTAAATACTCATAGTTCATTATGCCTTGTAGTGAGCACTAAGCAAACTTCCAGAAGTGAGATTTCTTCTTTTCGTTTTTCTCAGTTTTTGTAAAGGTCTTCACTGGGACAACTTTTGGTTGCATGAATCCGTTGTCCATTAGCCACGCTGTTGCGTTGTCGTTTATTTTGTCGGAAAGAGTTTCTTTCCATGCGTTGTGTTCGTCTATTGACTCGTCATCATCCCAATCAACTTCTTTGTCGTAATCACACGGAGCAAAGAACTCTTCGTAAGGAATCTCTCCGTCATGCATAATCTCAATACCACAGAAGAAACCTGCTTCTTCGTCTGAGTCAAACATGAAAGCACAGTTCGGAAACTTCGCAGAGATTTGTCTAAAGCCTTCGCTAGCAGTTCCCCAAGGAGTTTGGAACCAACCCGATACACACCAAATGTCTTCGTAGCCAGTGGGGTAGGGTTCTTCGTGGAAAGCCGTCTCGCAGTCTCCCCACTTGACTCCCCAGTTAGTGATTTGCCAGTCGTACCAGTCGTTAGCCCCGAACTTGGCTTTGTTTTCTTCTTGCCTCTTCAGTAGTTCGTTATTTTCTGCGACTCTTTGGTCGTACTGTTCTTGAGTCCATTCTCCGTCAGTGACCATCTTCGTCCAGTTTTCAGGGATTTCCTTCAACGCAAATGTTGAAGTTGTCTCACTGAGTTCTTTTGGACATGGAAGGTGCCCTTCAAGAATCTTGATTTCTGAGTTCATCCCAGATTCGTTCTTTACGACTTTCACTCCATTGAAGAAAGCCTTGATTTCGGCTTCGGTTCCACGGACAGAGAAAGAAGTACTAGACCAGTTAGGCATACTGCTCCTTCTTTACCGAGTTGGTGGTGAGTTCGTCAGCACCTTCGATAAACGATTCTCCAAACAACCGAGTCCACTTTGAGACTATGTGGTTTTTGCAGTATTCCATTTCCATTTCGGGGGAGAAGTCAGAGGTAATGTCCATTTCTTCGGACAGTTCCATCGCTCCCCATTTTGCTGTAATGCGATAAGTGTTCATAATCCATTATGCCCTGTAAGCAGTTAGCCCACAACCCCTCTGTCGGAAAGAGCAACAACAGTTGTACCGACAGAGAGGTCATGGAGACCTACTTGGCTACCTGTCCCCCCAAGCGTCTTTCAGCATGTAAGGGAGAGACTGCTCAATGTGCGCTCCAGCCTTCAACTTCTCAAGCGTTTCAACTGCCTTAGTAGCGTCCTCTACGATGACGACTTTCTTTTCCTTGGCGTATGCAGTGCATTGGTTAGCGAGAAGCGTGGAGAATCCTTGATTCGGACCACACACGCCCCCATCGGTAACCCAAATAACTGGAGCCGATGAATGTTGACGGTGCTTCACGCCCCACTCAAGAGCAGGAAAGTCAACGCCGTTGCCTGCGCCCATCTCGGGGAAGTCAAGGTCAGAGACCATACGACCCTTGTCAGCGAGAATCCAAGCGTTAGGACGACCCTCTCCAATGTCGGAGTAAGCGAGAACTGTAGCCCCGGGTGAAGCGTCCAACATCTTGCGAACATCGTGACGAGTAAGAGTCATAGAACCTGAACAGTCAATAACGACCACTCCACCCAAGCCACGCTTTTTATTGTCAAAGATACGCTTTTGTGGGTCACTCATGTATCGGTGAAGTCGGCGTGGTGAGCGACCAATGTTGGAAGCAGTGCGCTTTTTACCGAGATTGCCTTGAGCGACAACCGTGAGTGGAAGTTTCAGAATGTTGAGTTCTCCCCAATACGGAGTAGAAGCACGACCCATACTGTCAGGAGTGACAGAAGTGATTTTGTTTAGGTACTCTTTTTCGCTAAGAGGCTTGGGTTTATTCTCTCCAATGTTGGAGTGAGTGACTTTGATTGTGTCGCTGTCTTGTTCCTCGCCAGTAGAAGAATCAGATTTTTTACTTTTTCCTTCTTCTTCTTCTTGAACATTCTCGGGTGGCATACCAGCGAGACGGTCAACCCATTCAGCCATTTTCTCGGTGAAGATAAAGCCCTTAGGAGCGAGACCAGTTGCTCGGTCAGTTTCGGTGGAAGCCAACTTGCCAGTCAGGTTCGCCTTATCCATCTCTTTGATTGCTCGCTTGGAGATACTTAGAAGTGCTTTACCCCACATACGATTGTGTCGGCGTACGCCATTGAGAAACGGCTTACTGCTTGCAGTGCCAGCAGTTGCGATTGTCATGTGTACTGCACCTATCCAGTCGTTGGTGCATGCATAGCGTTCACCATCAGCAGTCTCGGTTCCGTCAGTGAGGTGTGTCATCACATCAAAGCCAGCCTTGCCACAGAGATAGTTCACTCGTAGTTCCTCACATACGACCATCGCTTTTACGGACGCTATCTTGCGATTCTGCCACTGCTCCCACTCTCCAGCAGGAGACACCTTTGCATGCATTAGTTCATGCGCTCGGATTGCTCTCGCTTGTGGAGTGTCTGCTCTCGGTGCCAACATCTGTCGGTCAACGATTGAAGTTGCAGGGATTCCTCGCCTTGCTTCACAGTCGTCAACTTGCCAAGCACCGTGTTCCGTGTCGTCACGATGAATCCACTCGGGTTCTGCGATACGACCAGTTTCGTTTTCAGTGTGCAGGTTCATTAGATACTGTCCACCTTGATTGCGTCAAGAACATCTTGCGCTCGGGAGCCAAAGATAATACGGCTTGCGTTCTCGTCACCTAGTTGCTTACGCAACTTGTCGTAAGCCATAAAGGTACGAAGTGAGATTCGGCGCTTGCCTGCGTCACACATACGCACTGCATACTGGCGTAGGTCAGCCGACAACTTCTCAAGTGCAGTCGGGTGTGGCTCATTGATACGAACACGCACAGGGAATCGGTCAGCCAACGCCGTTGGTAGTTCTTCCATGTTCTCAATGTTCGTGGTCATCACGGCAGAGAAGCCTTGCTTAGGACGATGGATACGACCAGTCTCGGGGTGTTCCCATGAAGCAGATTCAGGAGAGTCAAGCATGGCGAGTAGAAGTGCGAACACATCTCCCGAAGCCTTATCCACTTCATCCACGATGAGGCGACCACCAGTTACGCCGTTGCCTTCCCAAGCCTTGAGACCAGCGCCAGCGACCCAAGAGAACTTACCGTTCCCATCGGGCATAAAGGCTCCAGTCACATCCATTGAAGTCATGTCATCGGTGCAGACAAGACGGTGTGCGCCAGCCTGCACATCTCCGAAGTGGAGACCAGCATAGGTCTTGCCAGTACCAGCAGGTCCGAAAAGGATGATTCGGTCAATGCCAGCGTCCATGCAGTCCTGCACATCTTTCCAGCATTGGGGTAGTGGGGTTGTTTCTGTTTGTGTTTGTGTGTTGTTACTCATGACTTCATTGTGCCTTGTAAGAAACAAGGTGACAACCTCACTGTAAAGATTTTTTTGATTTTCTGTCTGCGTCTGCGTCACGCACTTCCCACAGACCTTTCTTTACCTTTCTAAAGGTAGGAGAATCTTGGAGAAACTTGAGAGTAGTGGGATAGGAGAAGCCTGATTGCTCCACTAGTTGTTCTGTAGTGAACTGCTCGAAAATGTGTTGCTTAGACCATTCAATAAGAGCGTCATACTTGTCTGCTCGCCGGGGCCGTGGAGTACCGATTTCATCGGTGTCCACGATTTCGTTGCAGTATTCAGCGAGAACTTGGGCGATTACTTCTGTTGGTATGGAGTAGGTGGAAAGGTAGCGAGCAGGATTACCCGACCCATTCCAGCCTTGTAGTACATATAGCGCACGAGTGTGGCTTGATATCTGTGTGATTACATCAGAAGGTACTTTGAACTTGTCGCCATGTCTCTCAATGGCATCATCCCACATAGATTTGTGT